TTGGAGACCCAGAGGGCGTCGTGCGAATCGCCAGCAGGTCAGTCGCCACAAGCGGGAGCGTGCCGGTCCAATGAACATTGACGGCCGCGTCCGCGATAGTTTCGACCGTGTCCACCGTGCCGCCGGTTCCGTCCTGTTTCGTCGGCAGTCCTCCGCCGCCCATGTAGACCGCGATCTCCCAGCTTTTCCCAACACCCGGCGCCGCCGAGAGATCCCCGATGTAGTATTCGGTCAAATCGCCAGCCACGGGAATCAGGCTGAGGAAATTTCCGACCACGATGTTCCAGCCATCCTCTTGAGCATTGAACGGGCCGCAACTACGAGTCGTGCTCCGTGCGGTATTTTCCTGCCACCCGTACCAGCTTTCGTCAACGCTGTTGACGGTTTGCATGAACGACCAGAGCGTATCGCCGGCCGCTGGAGTCCCTCCAGTCGCGACACGCTTCACGCAGACGGTATCGCCTTCCGTCAACGAGACAGAGACCGAGGACGCGGCCCCGGTGTAGTTCGTGTCATCCAGCGTGACGATGAGCGTGTCCGTGCTCGCGTTGACGCGCACGTAATAGGCGACGGAGATCCCAGATCCTGGCGCCACACTCCGCGCAAACGTGAAGCCGTCCCAGACGGTATCGCGCATCACGCGGACAGTGGCCGGCCCCTCGGTCGAGAGCCAGGACTGAAGCCCGCCCGCAAACGGGCACGTAAACCCGTTCACCGTGCCGTCGTTGCCCGCCGCCGCATACGACCGGCCCGCGATGAATTGTTGCGTCATGGAGTCGGTCTAGTCCTCATACCGGGATGGGCTCCCCAAAGCCCAATTCCTGCAGAGCGAACTCGACCGTATAGAACACGCCGTGATGCAGTGACCGTGACTCGAGCGCTTCCGTCACGATCACGATCCGTGGTTCGGCATCCCGCTGGTTGCTGCTCGCCTCGTCCAGCGACACCAGACTCGGGTAGGCAGGATGTCGCGCGTCATCTTCCCACTCGAGCAATTGCTCAAGCCCGGTCTGGTCCGTGCCCACGGCGACCGCCCACGATCGATTGTCTCTGGCGCCCACGTCATAGCGGGTATGCACCCCCTTGACGCTCCGATGGGAGACCACCAGATGACCGTTGCGGATCGTGTATTCGTGCCTGATATCGTAGGGCGTCAGACGACGCCATCCGCCAGATCCGCAGACCCAGATCTCCCCGATGGCCACTTCTGCGCTGTTCGCTTGTGACGGATTCGCGACGGAGATCCACCGATACGTCCGATTGCCAGCGACAGGGATCGCGGCTTCCAGGTCCACAAACGCGTTGCAGGCGTAGCCGTTCTCGTAGTGCGTGGGCACCGTAAACGCCTCGCTGACCGGGGGGGAGCCGAAGCTGTTCGAGCTGTTCATCTGAAACAGCACTTGCAGGCCGGCGTCGAACGTGTGATTGACGAGCGCCACGGCTGTGACTTCGAAGGCGGATCCAAGGTCTGCCGTGACACGGATCTGCGTGCCAGTAATCCAGCAGGGCAGGCTCGGATCGATCGTGGCGAGCGTCGTGTTGAGGTTGCCGACGTCGTAGCCAGTCTGGGCAGTGCCAGTCGCCAGCGTCCAGGTCGGCGAGAGCCGGTCACTCGGCCGCGAAAACCTCATCGCCCGATCGCCTTCTTGATGGCCTTCACGAGCCCGGCATCGTCGCGCGTCAGGCTGGAGACGAGCTGCGGCGCGAGCACGTCACGCGAGACCGTTCGCAACCCAACCGGATCGTTGGTGAACACCCCGTGGAAGTGCGGCTCCACGGACAGATTGACGACGACGGCCTTGCTGTTCCGCCCTCCGACTCGATTGAGTTGATGCTCGGTCAACACGGCTTCTCGACCGTGCAGCATCGCGAGCGTGCCCGTGCCGAAGTTCCGGATGCCTCCCGATCCGTGCTGGAACTCCGGATATTCCCCGCCGGAGACATTCGGCGTAAACCCTGGGTCGCTATAGTCAATCTCAATCGTCAGCGACGGGGCCTCGATGCCATCCAGGGACCGCTGCACGGAGCGTGCGCCAGCCTCGGCCTGGCGAGCCAACGATCCGGTGAAGCTATTCGCGAGCCGTTCGATCGCCGAGACGAGTTTGTTAGTCGCATCCAGCATCTGCTTCTGGACGGACTTGAACTTCTCCCCGACGATGCCCTGTTCCTTCGCCTGCTCCACGAGGGCCTGCGTGCTCTCATCCACTGCAAACCCGAACTCCTGCGAGAGCTCATACACCGTCTGCAACGGATCCTGCATGAGCCGAAGCGCGGTCTCGCCGTCGGCCCCGCCGGCAATCAACGTGCCGAACGTGGACGTAATCTGACCAGTGAGTCCGGAGAACATGTCCTGCGTGAGCAGCCCGGTATTGCTCAGCCCGGCCAGGACGTTCCCTAATCCAGTCACGGCCGTAATAGCAGGACCGGCAATCTCGTCCTTCGCGAGCGCCATAGTGGCTTGCAATTGCTGGAAGGCCGTACTGCCCTCGAACCCGGCGGACTGGAAGCTCGCGCCGAGTTCTGACACCACCGGCTCGAGCTGGTCAACGACATCGAGCACCGGGACTCCGGCATCGACGAGCTTGCTGAACGCCGCGCCGACGGACGCGGAGAGCGCATCGGCCGCGCCCTGCGAACTAATCTTCAGCGTATCGAGGAGCCCGCGTTGCGTCGCGATGGTGCTATTGACTGTCAGGATTTCTTGGTTGAGCGTGGCCTGTTCCTGCGTCAGCCTCGCGATTTCCCCCGACAGCCGCTCGACTTCGTCGGTATCGCCTTTCTCGGCAGCCTTGTCCTGCGCGAGCGCGAGATCGATCAGGCGCTTTTCGGTCTCCCTCAGTTCTTGTGTCAGCCCCTTGAGCGTGCCCTCGTTCTCGGCAATCGCGCCTGACGCGGTCCTCGTCGCACCCGTGAAGGCTTGCAAGCCTGGAATAACAGTCGTGGTCAGCTGTCCAGAGACAAAGTCCTGAATCGCCTTCGACTTCGTCCCCCATTCATCGTTCAGCCGAATGATTTCAACGAGTTCCTTTGAGATCAGCTTGCTGTTGGCCAGGAAGTGATTGGCGAACGCCTGGAAGTTGTCATCCAGCACCTTCGCGCCCTGCGCGGACGTCATCATCCCGCCAGAGACGAATACGAACACGTCGCGGAAACGCGCCAGCAATTGCTTGACGTTCTTGTCATCGATGCCGCCCGCGGCGTCGATGATGTCTCCCAGCCTGAACACTTCGGCGACACGCCGGTTGCCGCGAAAGATCGTCTTGGCGGTTTCAGCGATGGAGTTCCCGAGTTCCTCGGAAATCTTGATGCCCCACGTCCTCACGCTCTTGACGACGTCTTCGCCTGGACTCGTCGAGAACAGATCGCCGATCTTCTTGAGTCCGGAGACAATCGCGCCAGCAAACTTGGACAGCGCGCCCCCGACGACCGGGATCAGTCCCAGCACATCGGCGGTGATGCGCGTGCCGATCGATTGGATCGCGCCCAGTAAGCCGCCGCCGCCCTCAAAGGCCGCCTCGAAGACTCTATTGAGGTCTCCGAGGGCGTCAGAGAACGCCGAGGCGAGTTTGGCAAACGAGAAGTTCGACGCATCCTCGACTTCTTGACGCAGTTCGTGAAACTTCTCTCCGGCACGTTGCGCGGCTTCTCCGACGTCCTGTAAAACATTGGTGGACGCGCCCACCGCTCGCCTGTTCTGGTCGAACACCTGAGAGACGTAATCCACAGACTCAGCCGCGATGATGTTGTCTCGCGTGAGCCCTCGGAATTGCTCACGGAACTGCTCCGCGTGCCGAGCCGCAGCGCTGACATCCACGCCAAGCTGCACGAAGGACTTGCTGCTCTGCTTGATGACCGACTCCTGAAACCGCAACTGATCGGCGACCGCTTCGATCTGCGCTTCCGTCAGGCCATACACCACGGCCAGCTTGTTGACGGCTGCGCCATGCCTGAGGTAGAAGGCGATCGCCTCCACCGTCTCGGCGTTGATCGTCTTGAGGATGTCGTGGAAACTCCCCCCATGAGAGGTCACGTCTGCGAGGGCTTCCTTGAACTCCTCCGCCGACTTCTTGGCTTTCTTCAGGGCCTCTTCGCTGACGTAGGCTGCCTCGCCAAGTCCTTCTCCCAATGCCGCCGCGGCGGACTCCGCAGACTTCCCGAATTCCCCCAACGTCTTCGCGGAGACCGAGACCTTCGGGCCAATCTGTTGCACCGTCTGTGTGATGTCCACTAGGCCCTTCTTGAGATCCTCAGCGGCCGCTTTGGCGTTGCCGAGTCCATCGGTGAGCCCGGGGAGGAACTGGCCGGATTTGCTCGGCGTGTCCAGCTTATTTTTGAGATCCAGGTATTGCTTCAGTCCGACCAGCAACGCACCACCAGCCAGGATCGAGACGACTCCACCGAGACCAAGCAGGAGTCCTTTCGACGCCAGCGACGCGCCTTCGATCGCTACAGTCGTGGCCTTGAGTCCACCGACCAGACCACTCGCACCGGTCAAGAGGCCCACTAGCGCCCGCGCGGCAAATCCTGCCTTGCCGAACGCCAGCACAATCGCGGACACGCTCGACACGACTTGCCCGCCGATAAAGACGATGGGCCCGAGCGCCGCCGCGAAACCCGCAATCCCAATGATGGCCACTTGCGTGCCGCGTGGCAGATTCGAGAAGCCCTCGACCAGCGAGGCGAGCACCTTGGCGCCGGTTTCAATCGCGGGCTGGAGCCCCTCAAGTACGTCGAGGAGCCGAGTCCCGAGCGGTTCGATGGCGGCCTGGATCTGGTGACTCGCGAGTCTCCACCGCTCACCAAAACTCAGCGTATCGCGCGCCGCATCGTTGATAGTGTCCTTAGAGGTTTGCAGCGTGCGGACGAGATCCTCAATGTTGAACCGACCCTCAATCACCGCCCGACTGATATCCACCGCCGCACGCCTACCGAAATTCTCAAAGGCAATCTGTGTCGCTTCGCTCTCTGTTTTCGCCTGCTGAATGGCTCTCGTGACATGGGCGAAGGCTTGCGCGGGTTCACGTCCTGACGCTGCGAACTTCCCGAGCGCGAACCGGAGCCCTGACATCACCGTCTCGAGGTTGACGCCCTCCTTCTCAAACTTGCCCATCAGGGCGGCGGTCTGCTCGAAGCTGAACCCGAGGGCACGCATCGGCGCCCCGAACTGCACGACCAATTCGCTCAGACGGTTAAAGCCGATCCCGGTGTTTTGAGAGACACGGAAGAGATAATCGAGCGACTGTGACTGTTGATTCGTCGCGACCGACCAATCCCCGAAGACTCGCGTCGTCGCGGCAATCGCGTCTCCAATGGAGGTTTTCGTCAGGCGCGACACATTGAGCATTTGTGTCGCCAGTGTTTCGAGCGGTTGGCCGGACAGTCCGGTGCGCGTGCTCAGATCCGCAATGGCCCTGGAGACGTCTTGGATCTCATTGGGCACCTTCGCGAAGACATTCCGGAAGGAATGTCCGAGCCGGTCAAGCTCCTCGCCTGTGGCCCCGGTGCCGGCGCGGATCTCGTCCATCGCCTCATCGAAGTTGACCGCCACGCGAGCGGCAGCCACGCCGAGGCCTGCCAAGGGCACCGTGAGTGTCTTGGTCAGACCAGAGCCGACCGCTTGCATCTGGGCGCCGACTTTCCGCCAGTCGTTGCCAACAACCGTGAGGCGCTTACTCGCATCGCGGACGGCATCGGCCGCTTTACCAAGATCCTTTTCGAACTTGGCAACAGTCGCCGAGAGTTCCGCTCGCAGAGACCCAATGACCGCAGCCATGTGTCAGCGCTTTTTCTTCTTGCTCTGCACGGCTTCCCTCGCCATCATCCAGTCACGCACCGATTGCCAGTCCTGCGGCTCTGGCGTCTGGTCGTCGCCAGCCTGCCGCAGCCGTTTGATCAGCGAACTCAGGCTCGGCAGACGCTTCGCGCGCCCGATCGCGGCGACATGCCACGCCACGAACAGTCCGAGGGCATACCAGTCCTCCCACCGCTTCCGGGCGGCTTCCCGCTCAATGTGCAGATCCTGAATCGAGAGGTCATCAAATCGATCGGTGGTTATGCCGAGTGAGGCGCATTCGACTTGGAATCGCCGCCACTCGGCCCGCCAGGAGGGCCCGCTTCGCCGCTCCCGAAGACGGTCCCGATCACCTTCGTGACTGCTTCAAATCCGACATCGTCAATGAAGTCTCCGACCTGCTCCGCCGTGACGCCTTTCGGTTCCACCACGGCACACTTCACCATCGTACGGATGGTCCGCATGTCGAGCTTGTCGTGATCGAATTGCTTCAGAATCTCCCCCAGCGAGAGATTCAATTCGTCCTGCACCGCACATATGGCATTGGTCCCGAACCGCAGGGTATACGTCTGCCCTGTGCTGTCGGACAATTCGACAACATGACGCTTATTGCTCACGAGTCACCCCCTCTAGTCACCGCCCACGCTGCTTACGAGAACGTGACGGCTCCTGTGATCCTGACGGTGAAGTTGAACGGCTTCGCTTCGCCAACCGCCGAGGTCTCCCCTAGCGTCTTGACGAATCCCTCAAAGGTCTGCGTGGTCGCATCAGGGTTCTCGACTTTCCAGGTGTTGATCGCGCCGCTCGAGTAATCGCCGCGGATCAGCGCCTGGACGGCATCGCCCGTGATGTAGTTGCTTTCGACGTTGAGATCATCCGCGTCCTTGAACGACTGGATGTACTCACGTCGTCCACCCGTGCTGTCAAGATGCGTCACCTCGATTTCTTCGGACGTCTGGACCGGACCAGGAATCACCCGGCACTCCGGCACCAGCGAGAACGAAGCCGGCGAGCTCGCCGGCGCACGGTAGAACTTGGTTCCCTGGGTTGAAATGGCGTCGGACATCGTTCGTCGTCTCCTGTCACATGCCCTCGGTTAAGCATCTGGAACAACAGAAAAAGGGGCCGCATTGGCACTGCTCTGTAGCAGCGTCAACACGGCCCCTTTTTCCGTGTCCCCCTTGTCACTGCGCGAGCCGGAGGGGTACGGCCTGTTCGGGTTGCACGCCCTAGCGCAGCGTCAAAGACTGATATAGATCGTTCGGGTCAGACCGTCCCTCCGTTCGTCCCGTGCCAGATGTAGTAATCGGCCGAGTGCCGATAGTGCCCTCCGCTCACGTCTGTCTCGAACAGCACGCGATCATCCACGAACTCGATTTGCACACCGATGGACACCGGCGGGCTACTCGTATCCGTCCATGTCGCGTTCTGCCCTTCGAGTCTCTGGCGAACGAGATTGCCCAGCGACTGCGCCCCCTCATACGTCACATCCCAGGCGTCCACCTGATACCGTGGACGCCCGACAGACGCAGGTCCGTGCAAAATCGGCTGCCGAAACCCCGTGATCGGCGTTAACACCAGCCTGGCCCGTGTCTCCCCCTGTGGAGCCGTGACCGGATACACCCTGGCCGCCACGAGAGCCACGATCGCGGCATCCCCCAAGAGATACGTTCGCAGTCCGGACAGCACGTTCATTTCGACTTGTGCAGTTTCCTGGCTGCCTTGTGCAGTTTCCTGGCTGCCTTCTCAATCGCGGCACCGAGCAGTCGCCCAAACGCATCCAGTACCTCGTTACCCTGAGCATCCCAGGCCGGTCGGAGAAACGGCCGTGCCGGCATCTTGCGCGTGCCGAACTCATGGAACATGCCGTAAAAGTGCTTCGGACTTGGCCCCAACCACAGATTGACTTCGAGGTCATCCAGACCCTCGGTTTTGAACGACCGCAGTGCAATGCTGTCAGCCAAATGCCCTTGCGATCCTGGGTCCGTTGAGCGTGGCGCCGCCGTCTTGGCCTGCTCCACGACTGGCTGCGCGGCCTTTCTGAGCGATTCACGCAACACCTTCCCGGCGATCTCCTGCGGGAGCTTCCGAAGGTTGCGCTCAAGTTCCTTGAATCCAGAGACCTTGAACTCAATCATCAGCGCGCGCCACCACGGGAAGTTCCAGCCCCTCCCCACGCCCAATCTCCACCCACGGTTTCACGTCGAACGTCCGACCCTGAAACAGCACGCGGGTTAAGGTCGGAGACGGCCTAGACTCCAGGTCGTAGATTCTAAACACCCCGTCCACATAGGCCCCGAGACGCTGCTGCGCCTGCCAGGCTTCGCGCGATCCAGCCGGCAGCCACTGGGCCCACACGGTGGCCTGTGTCGCCGTGGCCCAATCCGGCGCCGCTTCGCCGGTGTCCTGGTTCTGCGCCAGGACGGCTGTTTCGAGCACAATCTCCCGGTCCATATCGCCCGCGTTCAGCATGCCCGCCTCGGGGCCAGCGTCTGAATGGCGGTTTCACGGAACGCCCGCACGATTGGCTCCACGCCCATCGGGAGCGTTTCCAGACCCCCCCCGCGGTGCGCGTAGACGTTCGCCCGAAACTGGTAATAGACGCCCACAATCAGGAGCAGAGTCCCCTTAATGAGTTCAGGCACGCTGTCGTACACCTCCCCGTACCCCGCCTGATACCGAATCGTGACGGCCTTCTGGTGCTCCCCAGAAGTCGGCCAGACGCTCGCATGAGGAATTGAGATCCGCCCACGAGGACACAGCGGGCCAGCCGCGGTATGCACCGTGTAATCCGCCGGATCCATCGTTTGCGTAACGCCTGCCTCATCGAGATACGAGATGCTTTCGACGCTCACGAGCGGTGGTCGAGGCACTTCGATGGCTGGGTACACGGGGAACTCGTCCAAGTGGTACTCCCAGGTGGCGAGCATGACTTGGCGCCCGGTCTCGACCTCGAAATACTGTCGCGCGGCTGCCATCCACGTGACCAGGAGCGTATGCTCAGTCTCCGAAGTGATCCGGAGGGCCTTTTTAACTTCTTCCAAGTCCAACGGCTCCCTGACCGGACCAGTCACGAGCGATTCCGCCGTATCAATCAGATCAAACACCTACAGACTCCGCCACACGCGACAGCATGAGCTTGTAATGCCGCGCGACGGCATTAAGCGTGTATCTCACGGCCTTTTGTCGGCACACTTCCACGCAGGTGGTCCGCCAGTCGCGAGCCGCCCATCGCTCAAGGGCCTGTCGTAACTCCACGACGTTCTCCACGACCGACCCTGGAGGTTGAATGTCTCGCATCGCGGCACTCGGCTGAGCAATAATCGGGCGCCCCGCAGCGATCGCGTTCACGACCTTCACCCCGCTCTTCCATTCCCGGCACATCCAGCCATCCCAAACACCATCGCGGAGCGACACGAGCAGGTCGCAGTCACTCAGGGACGGCGGATTGACCACGAACGACCAGCCGCGAGACAGGCAGATGTCTTCGAGCGCAGTGGCCCAGGCCCCGAGGTAAATCGGGTTGCCCTCATAGCCGACCACGCGCATCTCGTCTCGGCATGGAGCCGGCGACAGGCCTGACCATGAGTGATGGGGAATGTATTCGCCCTTCGCGTCATCGGCCTGCGCCTTCGTCGCGCCGATCACCAAGTGCGGAGAGATCGCACGGATCTGGCCGGCGAACTCATGCCTCGCTTCTTCTCTCGTCAAACGGTTGTGCGCGGGCTGAGACCAATAATCGAGCGCATCCCAGACGATTGGCTTGCCGGACCTGTGCACACGCTTCGCGTGCTCCATGCCAGCTCGCTTGATGAGTACCACGATGTCCGCCCACTTCAGATCGCCATAAGACGGCACCGAGACCACCCGTGCGCCGATCGCGTCTCCGACCTGGACGCCTCGCATCTCCCAGGAACCCTTGCCGCGTCCGCAGATCAAGACGTTCACGATGGCGGCCCCCAGATTTCATCCATCGACACACGCTCGAGACGCTGATAGCCGATGCCGGTCAGGAATCGCTGCACGGTATCTCTCGGGAGGCCGTAATGGCGCTTCCAGAGCCCTTTGTCCTCGAACAGCACGATCGGCCTGCACCTGTGGATCGTGGTCACAGCCCCCCGCAAGGCGTCCGGCTCTGAGCCTTCCACGTCCAGCTTGAGAAACCCTATGTGATCCAGATTGAAGCTATCGACCGTCACCATCGGGATGTTCCCGATCTTCGTAACGTATCGAGCCCCGGTGTTCGCGCGGGCCTCATTCACGGCATCCCACATCACGGAGACAGACCCGGCGACACCTCCCAGCGCGGCGTGATGGCAGGCCACATTGGCACACCCGAAGGCAGACATGTTCTGCACCAGACATTCGTACGTATCAGGGCTCGGCTCGAACGAGACGACCGATCCGAACTTGGCACTCATCGCCCTCGACCACGTGCCGATGTGCGCGCCGCCGTCAATCGCACATCCCCAGTCGGTCACATACGAGAGTGCCGCTTCCAAATGCCCCATCTGATACGTCCCGTCATACC